TGTATCTATACCACCACCCCGCCAGCCCCCTGCCTAGCCCCTAGGTATCACAAGGATTTTTTTTACAAAAACATCAAGGCAACCCAAAAAATTTCCGAGTGTGTACCCAAAAATTATCCCTGAATAAATCTGGATAACACTTGGGAGAGATTGGGGGAGTATGAATTTTTGTACCCTAGAGCTCACTGGTAACCATTAAATTAATTTTTAGAGTAGCCAAAAAAAAACCCACATAATACATTTAAGTATTACATGGGTTTAATTTATTTTAATTGGTTATTATGCTCGGTTTATTTATTTATTGATTTACTACTTTTTTAATATTGCCATCTGCTTGTTGATTGCTTTCACAATATTTGTAAGTATCTCTTATCTTATTATCTGATATTAATGCACCAATATTCAAAATTGTTTCAAGTACATCTTCAGACATTATAGACCAAAATTTATTGTAGTTTTTCTTTTGGGCTAAATCATAAACTTTGTGCAAGTCATTATAAAACTTACTCGCACTTGTTTTAATGTCTGATTTATCAGTAGTAGGTTTTTTAGTATCAGTACCACTAAAAGATTTCCACATTTTATCCATATTAGTAGTATTAACTGGAATTAATGTTTTATCCTCATTAGGTTGATTTACAAACTTAACCTTTAGTTTCTTATTTGGGTTCTCAACTTTAATAACTGGCTTAACAATTTTTGAAATTGCTACAACCTCATTATCAATAACTTGTATTGAACCAAAATTATTAACTGACATTAGAGAATTTCTAATTGATCTCTCAACTACCATTTCAAATGCTTTGTTAATATTATTTTTATCTGATCTATCATAATTAACTAGATCATAAGAGAACTCTCTTAATGATTTAAAAGTATCAAATCTCTCTTTGTTATCTTTAAGAGTAATTTTTTCACTTTGTTTTTTCTGATAGTCTTTAATACAAACAATCAACTCACTTGTAATTTTTGGAATATAATTAACAAGTGATGTCGCTGTATTCATTGCACTTTGAAGATGAGATTTAAGTTTTTTCTGATTACTAAATTCAACTTTCATTTCATCTTTTTTTTCTTTTTCTTCTATTACTTTAATCATACTTTTAGACATATTATTTCCTATAAGTTATGAGCATAACAACCAATTTCCATCTTCCGAGAGAGTTAGTTTAGTATCTAAACATAAAATCTAAAAACCAATTTTATGACTTTAAAAAGTTTTAATAAGGCTATAACCACTTTTCAAATTGGGTAAATTTAAGTTGTGCATTATCAAAATTTACAAATCTTGAAATTACAATTTATAAAAATTAAATAGTTAAGTCAATCAAACTTATAAATTAATTAAATTTTTGTTTTAATTTCTACATTGTAGATAATGAGAACATTTGTAGAACATCAACCCTTGATTGAATTGTGGCATTTATGCCATAGTGTGACATATTTGACACACACTCTTATAAGTTGTATAAATAGGAATAATCTTTATATATAAAAAATATATATAATTTTTATAAGTAAATAAAGCTCAATGTTAATCAAAAAAAAGGAGTTAAAAAAATATGACTAAATTTGAAAAAGCAATATTAAAAAGAATAGATATGTTTTTAAAAATGTTTAGCAATCTTTTAATAATACTTACAAATGAAAGTAGTTTTAAAAGTAAAACAAATAAAGAAATAAATGTAGTAGTACCAAAAATAAATGAAGTAGTTAAAACAATTAATAAAAATATATATGATAATTGATACAATTTATATTATAGGAATATTAATTGCTTTGTTAGGTTTTATTCTTTTTTTATTATTAGAAACTAGAATAAGAGTAATAGATAAAGAAATAAAAAAACAAGATCAATTACATAAATCATTTATGAAACAGAAACAAAATGAAAAAAATAATTTTAATTATAAGCATACTATTATTAAGTAATTGTAGTAGTACAAAGTTTGATAGCTTTGATCCTACTACCTCTACTTTAAAATGGATAATTACAAGCGATAAAAAATAATTAGCTTGACACAAAAAAATAAAAGGCATAAGATTTTATTATAAAAGAAAGGAGAAAGTTTTATGCAGACTACATTGGCTACATTCTTTTGGGCTACAATAGTTTTGTTGTTGATTGCTAGTGTTAATTGAATGTAAAGGAAAAAAAAATGATAGATCATCATTGAAACCCCTTGTGTCAGCTTGACGCAGGGGGTTTTTTATTATAGTATGTATAGATAAACAAAGGAGAAAATATGCCAGATAGAGAAACAATGGAAAGAATACAGCAAGAAGTCCATACTGCTAACAAATCAAAAATGTATGAGAGCAAGAAACAAACTCCAAGCCCTACTCTTGATGAGTTAAAGATTAGTCATCATAATCATATGCTTAATAGACATAAAACTCTTGTGCCTATACATTGGTTAGAAAGTGTTGGAGTTCTAATTACTGAAGTGTTCCACCAAAAAAAAGCTGTAAAAGCTATTGGGCTATCCACTCAATATGATTTGGAAGATGTATTACAAGATATTTTAGATACATTAAAAAACAGTTGTCCAATATCAAGAAAAACTGGAACTAAAATAGTTTATGAAAATTTAAAATCATCAGTAAAACATTTAGTTAAATGTGGATATGATAACCATTTTCATTTAGAAGATGATAATATAATAGATGGGGAAGAAAACAAAAAAAATTAAAAGAATTTTAACTCCCTCTAGTTAAAAGGAAACCCCCTTTGTGCTTGACACATTGGGGGTTTTTTGTTATAAGATAGGTACTCAACAAGGAGTAAACATATGTTAGAAAATGTAGAGGGCAATCAGCCCAAACTAAACGAAGAAGTAAAAGATCCAAAACTTGATACTTCGCATGAACTAAAATGGAAGCGAACATATAGAAGAAAACTTATTAATTGTTTAGCTTTAATTGAAAATCATGGCCGACCTACAACCGAGCTATTGTATGAGCATAGGAAGGCAAAAGAGGCACTAAACAATTGGAACACTGATAGTGCTACATTTATAAAACATCGAATGGTTTTTAAAATTTCGCCACCAGAACCACAAACTGAGTTGCAGAAACCAGATATAGAACCTATCGATGTAGATTGACATAATAAATTAATTGTGTTATAACTAAAGGGCAGTCAACCGAGAGGGGGGCTGTCCTTTTTTGTTTTCTAACGAACCACAAGTTGATGGGGTGATCTCCCCTTTAATGTAAGGAACTACATACTACAACTTGTATAATGACCGATTACAATTAAGGGGTTGTTAGTAGCAGGGATTAACCTAACCAAAGCAATCAAGGGGAGTGGTATGCTAAGTACTGGTAAATAAATGTGCAACACCACTGCCCATAATCTCTGGCCCATTGTTTAGTGTAGGTTGTAGAGTTATGTAAGTCGTATAATGCGCAACGCTTTACCTTGACTATACACTCAATGGGTTGGGGATAATTAATAATAGGAGTACATATGAAACACATAAACATAACAAAGCAACAACTCCATATTTTTATAGATAAAGAAATAGACAAGTACAAATCTAAAAAAGGTCGTGCTTTTTTCTATAAAAAACCAAAAAGGTTAGAGATTGTTGGCGAGAAAAGAGTAATGCGATTTGATACTAAAGATAGACAGTTTCAAATTGATGGTGCAACTGGTAAAAGGTTGTACAAAAAAGGTGGTAAAAGAACTACTACACCAGAGCATAATATGTTAGTTACTGATTTAGATATTCGAGAGGGACACAAGTTTAGAAATGTGCCTATGAATCAGAGATTAAGATATTTACTGATAGGCAAAAAATGCTTAAAATTCAGCTATTTAGCCGATTCAGATTCATTTAAAGTTGAGTTCCCAAAAGCTACAAGAACCCTATTAAAAAATCTTTATGCTAAAAAGTTTGAGGACTTTGAACAAAGTAACTTGACTTCAACTTAAAATTCTGATACAACATAGTTGGGTCTTTAGCAGGGATACACGGACAACCTGCTAAAGATCCTTTTTTTAATCAACAACAACGGAGGATAAATATGTCTACATTAATTAAGACATTAAAAGACAATCACACAGATGTGTATGACAAAGCAACAACTGAAGTTGAGCTACAACAAATACATTATGTTAGTGATCCAGTTCTTTTTAAATTAAACAAACCTGCATGGGCTGTAGTAGATACAGATAATAAACGTGCAATACATTTGCATGGGTCTAATTACCAGTTAGTAAAATACTATAAAATACTAAATGGATTATCTGATGCATTAGATAAGTATGGTATTACGTTAAATAATACTTCAATACAATTTAATGTACACCCAGATCTGAACTATCTTAAATTAAGAATATTATTTAATGATGGCAGTAAATTTAGTCCACATGCAATGACAGCAAATCCTAATGATAAACTAAAGTTTGGTATCGAGGTTGTATCTAGTTACGATGCATCAATAGTATATCAGATAAGGGCAATGTTTCTTAGATTAGTTTGTCAAAATGGTATGAAATCATTTGAAAGTTTAGGTGAAACAGTCAAGAAACACACAACACATTTTGATCTTGACGATTCTTTTTTAAAACTACAGCACCTTGAAACTACATTTGAAAAAATGCAGGATAAATTTGAAGTGTATAATAGTTTATTACTAACAAATGGCGAGGTAGATAGTATATTCAAGCAGTTTTCTAATGGTTCTGATAATAAATATAATTTATTAAAGAATGTTTTAGAAACAGATATGAATAAATCTACTTTGTATGATGTGTACAATGCCCTAACTAATTATAGTTCTCATAATAAAAGAGCAATTAGAATTGGTAAGAAGGGTAATGAAGATTACAGAATAGATAATAGTACAATGGATGCTGTTAGAAGTAATGAAGCAAGGGATTCAGAGATAGAGAGATATGTATCTAGTGATCACTTTATATTCTTTTATCACAAAGCCCTAGCTAATCTTGGTAGAAAAGTATCATGACATTTCAATATGGATTAGGTATGTTTCTATTTAATATGGTTGCCCTATTAATTGGGGCAATCATTGCCTATTATATAATAAATAAAAACAATGATGAATAAAATATTACAAATACACGCTGAGTGGTTGAAAGAAAATGGAACCAAGCAACAATACAATAGTTGTATTAAACAATCTAAATTATATTCCAAACAATGTAGTGATAAAAGGCAGATACAGGGATACAAGCGTAGGTATATATATACTAACCCCCCTGCAACGACAGGATAGCATACCATAAAATACAAGAAAAAACAATAAGTCATATTGACACATCAATCAAAGTGTGCTATAACTGTAATAGAAAAGCAATCATTGTAATAGATAAAACTTATTACTGTGCCGATTGTGGACTTCACAAAACAAAAGGAGAAAAAGTATATGAAAGGAATATACGAACCCCCAAACAAAAGCCCAGAAGAAAAATTAGCTATCGCTAAAATACAAGTGATGATGGAAGATACTTTTGGTATATTAAGTAGTATGCCAACCAGTCGTGCATTTAGAGATCAAGCAAAGAATTGGTTTGATACTTCTGATTGTGCTATGTGGTGTGATATGGCAGGGACTACACAGGATAGAGTTAAAAAACTTTTAGATGTATTGACTGAAAGATATAACAATGGTAGTATAGATAAAAATCAATTAAGATTAGGAATAAGAAGATTGGAGCTAAAAATATGATTAAAATATTACAAAAAATAAATACATGGTCATTGTATTATCGAACAGAAATTGTTTGGTTTAGCATTGGCTTTATAGTGGGAGGAATAATAATATGAACATAACACAATTAGAAAAAGAAATAATAAGAGCTGTCGATATAGAAATAGATACTGCAGGTAGTGTTGGAATAAATGATAATAATTATTATGATCCAAACATTGAATTACACTATTTAAAAAAGTTTATTAAAAAATGTTTTAAGGAGTATAAAAATGAAGATTAAAGAAATAGAAAAAAAGATAGGCACATTATCTAATCCAAGTAAAATGCCTGCATTTGGTTGGGGTATATCTGCAAAGCATTGCAATACAGGTAGTAAGTTAGCAAAAATTCCAGGTACTATATGTCATTCTTGTTATGCATTAAAGGGTAGGTATGTATTTAAAAATGTATTTAATGCACACGAAGTTAGAAGAAAGGCAATAGAACTAAATGAATGGGTAGATTATATGTCAATGTTACTGACCATAAAATACAAAAACCTAGATAAATCAAAGAGATATCATAGGTGGTTTGATGCAGGAGATATACAATCTTTCTCACATCTAATGAAAATATTTGAGGTGTGTGAGCATACACCAAAGATAAGGCATTGGTTAGCCACAAGAGAGTATCAATTTATTAAAGACATCAAAGAAGAAGATGTACCAAAAAATTTATGTTTGCGTGTATCAGCAATCAAAGTAGATAGTCAGCCTCCTAGTTTTTGGAAGTGGACTTCTGGTGTACACAAAGATAAACCTGCAGTAGGTAGAGAATGTCCTGCATACAAACAAGATGGAGAGTGTAAGGACTGCCGTGCTTGTTGGAGTCGTAAAGTTAAACAAGTAAGCTATAAGGAGCATTGATGAATATAAATGAAGAAAAAAAATTAACTGAAGAAGAAGTAAGAGCAGAATATAAACTACAACGTAAAGATAAAATTTTTAGAAAATGCTGGCCTGCTAATAACGATAGTTTTTATGAGTGGTGCTCACAATACCTAGACTATCAACATATAACAAAGAAAAAAAAATAAAAAAACATTTGACAAAAGTTTCTAAATGTGATAAGGGAATAGACAATGAAAAAATACAAAATAAGACTAACAGGAATGGGATTAGTAGCAACAGGAATAATATCATTTCAGGAAGAACCAACACTAGAACAAGTAGAAAATGAAACAGCCTTATATCTAAATGAAAAACTTTTAAAAGTAGAACTAGATGATTTCTACGCACAAAATAGATACAATTTAACATACGAGGAGATAAGTATTTGAGAGTTTTAATTGCTTGTGAATTTTCTGGAGTAGTTCGTGATTGTTTTTATAATAAAGGTCATGACGCTTGGAGTTGTGATATATTACCTACAAAATCTAAAGGTAATCATATACAAGATAATGTTTTAAATCATTTAGATAAAAATTGGGACTTAATGATTGCACACCCACCATGCACATATCTTTCTAGAGCAGGTGCAAGATGGCTTTATCCTAATAAAAAATTAAATTATAAAAGATATAAAAAAGGTGTTGAAGCAAAAAATTTTTTTATGAAACTATATAATGCCCCAATAAAAAAAATAGCAATAGAAAATCCTGTGCCTATAAACATATTTAATCTACCAAAGCACACAATATCAATACAACCATATCAATTTGGGCATGATGTTTCTAAACAAACTTTATTATGGTTAAAAAATTTACCTAATTTAAAATTTAATAAAGATGAACCAATGAAAAAAGTAAATAATTATAAACAATTATTACCTAGCAATACTGGTGGTAAAAAATTTGGTAAAAAGTATTCTTTTTCTAATGTTCGTAGTGTGCAATCATCAATTACTTTTAAAGGAGTAGCTGAAGCTATGGCTATACAATGGGGTTAATATGAATTATAAACAACAACTAGCAGTTATAGAGGGTCTTTTTGTACCACCAGATTCACAGATAAGAATGGATTGCCCATTCTGTAAAAATAAAAATACATTGTCAGTAGATACAACAGAAAATAAAATAGGTTGGTTCTGCTTTCATGCGTCTTGTAAAGCAAAAGGAAAAAAAGAAGGAGAAAAAAATATGCAGTATGTAGAAAGAGTATTTCATGGTAATAAAAAATTACACATAGAGGACTCAGAATTTCCAATACCAGATAGCTTTCAATCAATATACTCAAATGAAAAAGCTATGCGTTGGTTATCAAATAATAATTGTTGGGAGGCTTGGTCTTGGGGTAGAGCAGATTTTAAATATGATGTAAAACAAGATAGAGTTGTGTTCTTAATTAAAAATAGAATATCACATAAAATAGTAGGTGCAGTAGGCAGAGCATTAAATACAAGAGATTACCCAAAGTGGTATATGTATGGTAACAAAGATGTTCCTTTTAAATGTGGCGAGTGTGTTGATGCAGTCATTGTAGAAGATTGCCCATCTGCATGTGCAGTATCAAATATACTAACAGGTATTGCAATAATGGGTACTAAATTAAAAGCGTTACACAAAAGTCATTTAGAACCATACAAAAATTTATATATATGTTTAGATAGGGATGCTACAACAAAAGCATATGACATGGCAAAAGATTTAAGATCATCTGGATTTGAAAATGTAATAGTAAAACCATTAGAGGATGACCTTAAATATTATAACACAGAACTTATAAGGGAGATATTTTATGACAAGTGAAATGTTACAAGAGATACTTGATGATTGGAAAAGCTGGAAGCATGACATTTATGAAAGTAATAAATCTACTTGGACTCAAAGAGATGATAGTAAAGTAGATGTAATAACAGCTATACTAAAAGAACAATTAGCATGGCAGAAAGCAGCGGATAGAAGATGATAGAAAAACAAATGATTAGGCTTATGCTGAATAAAAAATTTTATACTCAGCATAAAGGTATGTTATCTCCAACTATATTTGCAGGAGATATAAGTTCTTTGTATGAAACAATACAAAAGGCACACGAAAAATATGAGGAAGATATAAAGGTAGATGAGTTATACTCATTGCATACTGCTATATTTAATCCTGCATTAACTCGTGCTGCAAAAGAAAAGTTTAGTGAATTAGTAGAAGACATTAAGGAAGTACAAGAGCCAAGCAAAGAGATAGCAAAAGATATTATGCGTATACTATCTGATAGAGATTTGGCACAGAGAATAGCAGTAGAGTCTACAGAAATATTTAATGGTAAAGATGCTAACTTTAATGAAATTGTTTCTATGATAGAAAAACATAAACAAAATGTTAACGAAGAAAAAAATCCTGCAGTTACAAGTAATGTAAATGAAGTAATAGATTTATTAAATGTAACAACTAAATGGAAATTTAATATACCTATACTAAAAGAAAATATAGGTGGTGTAGGTGGTGGCAATCTTATGATTGCATTTGCTAGACCAGAAACAGGTAAGACAGCATTCTGGGTTAGTCTATGTGCAGGACCAAATGGTTTTGCTGAACAAGGTGCAAAGATACATGCGTTTATAAATGAAGAGCCTGCAATAAGAACACAGATGAGGGCCATATCTTGTTATACTGGTATGACTAGAGAAGAAATAATGCAAGAAGTAGATATTGCACAAAAATCTTGGAGTGAAATAAAAGATAATCTGCATATGTTTGATACAGTTGATTGGTCAATAGAGGATGTAGATGCACATTGTGAAAAACATAAACCAGATATTATAGTTATAGATCAGTTAGATAAAATAAATGTTACTGGTACATATGCAAGAACAGATGAAAAGTTAAGACAGATTTATACTAGTGTAAGAGAAATAGCTAAACGTAGAAATTGTGCAGTGATTGCAATATCACAAGCATCTGCTGATGCACATAATAGAAACAGTATTTCATTTGACCAAATGGAAAATTCTAAAACAGGTAAAGCTGCTGAAGCTGATTT